ATAATTCAGAGTTGTGATAAACACTAATTGATGATTTCTGATAAGAAATCATACTAGATACTAATCTAGGTACATTCGTTTGCGTATTCGCTGTCCATGTGATTTCACCCCCTTTAACCATAGATGAATTATCAGTTATGTAAATTGGGGTGACTGCTAAAGTAATGGTATCGGTATCAGCAGTGTATTGCGGATGGAAAATATCTATCGCAATATTAGTGTCATCACCAACGATTTGGGTGCGCTGTGCGTAAATCGCTTGTCCGTCATGTTCCGTTGAACTAAGACTGTAAGCCCACAATTTAAAGTTAGTTTCGCCTAATAATTCAATATGGCTGTCAATACACTTAATGCAGTTTCTAGTCCCATGAAACCATACGTTATCAATAACCACTTGGCTATTCTTGATAAGTAATGGGAATTCATCATAACCATGTGCGGCGCAAGTCTGGGAAGGTGAAGGACTACCGGTTGTAACCTCTGAAATATCCGTCCCTGTTGAATGGGTGGTGCAAATAATCGGCGGGTCTAAACTATCGTAAGCAGTGGCTTCTAACCGCAAGTAGAAATACTTGTCAATCGTAACGGTACTAGAAAGTATATGACTCCCACTAGCCAGTTTTACCACCGTATAAGTGGCTGTCTGTAGCATCGTGGTCAAAATCGTTTCTAAGGTAGCGGCGTTTGCTGCGCTTAACCCGTCGCCCGTGCCTTGCGTTGTCGGTGCGGCATAAAGTGTTAACGGCTGAATCTCCATATTCAACATCGCGTGTCGGTAACACTCAACATCTCCCCTAAGTCTAAAAGCAATACCCATTAGTTAGTTACCCCTATTACTTTAAGCGTCCCTGTAAACGCGGGGCTTGATGTCCAAGAAATATCACCAGAAACATTCACAGTATAAGGGAGATATTCTTCAACACCACTGTCAGAAATAGCAACTAAATGCGGCGTAGTACCGCAACCATGCGTAGTTGCTAAAATAGTTCCACTTGAACCACCGCTTACACTGACAGGATAAATCCGTGCCATACTATCCGCTAAAATTCCCTGTACTTGCGAATCTAACGCCGTGTAATCGGTTTCTAGCGTGGTCACTCGGACGGGAACTCCGCCGTAACTATCTAATAAACTTTGCACAGTTGCCGTCAAAGTATTAGTTGACGTTACGAGATTACCGACTTCCGTTTCTAAACTCATAACAAATTTACCTAAATCGTTAATTGGTTAATCTGATTTTGTAAATCAATCTGTGTTACCCAATTGTCTATATGCCGTTCTTGGTTAGCAATAATCCCTGTTGCCAACTGAACGATTTCTGTTGAGTAAACAGCCATGGATAAATGGGCATCTGTAGCCGGTACCGTGATGCTGTCAGCAGGCAATGCCGTGAGTAGTAAATCGTACCGTACTGCAAAATCCACATCCTTTGCTTTATAGCCAATAATCCGATGTAAAGTGACTTTAATAACAATCTCGTCTCCTACATCCCAATCATTAGCCACGTCCCCGCTACCCGCACCAATAGTAAATTGCGCTTGATTAGCAAATTCTACCCCCACAGTAGCAGAGCCTAAATCAGTGCTGTCTGGTGCGGTAACAGAGAAAACTTCGCTTTGTGGGGTGTCTGCATTCGTGCAGGTTAAGATATAATTTCCTGCTTGTAAGCCGACTAAATAATCGGCGACCGTTACCGTGCCGTCGCTTGTTCCAATACGTGCATAGGTTAAGGTGCTATACGGCTGATCATCGCTCCAAACCGCCAATAACGTCCCGTCATCTAAGATAAAACCGACTTCTTTTACCCAGTATTCATCTTCACCGTCTACTAAGCCAGAAACGCAAATCTGTTGAGGACTGACTTGATTGCCGTCAGAAACTGGCACACGTTGCCGCTCGTTGACTAGAGCGGTCATATCGCTGGTTGGGGTATAAGTTGCGTCCCCTAAAGCAATATGGGTAATTTCGCACTTTAAACCATCATTAGTTGCGTTAAAACAAGCCTGTAAGCCTGCATCGGTAATTACGGGAAGTAAGGTTTCACTCATAAAGTCAAATCCATTGAAAAGCTGGCAACGGCAGTTGTGCGTTTGCTTGCACCAAGATAAACCGAATTAGCGTCTAAACGTCTACCAGTTTGTGTATCCATAGAACGTTTACTTACAGCGGTATGACGTTGTGTACCCGCTAGATTAATACTATCGTTAAAGGGTATTTTCCAACCGGTTTGCAGGGTGCGTAATGAAACATTCGTAAAACGGGTTGCGCCTGCCATAGCTAACGGTTTTGGTTCGATATTCCCTATACTAGACTGTACTCGTAGACAGTAATCGGCACGCACGGGCTTTGTGGTTTCAATCAAACGGCGAATTGTTCTGTATTGCTCTAAATCTAACGTGTAAGGATTGAACGACGGGTTGCTATTAATATAGACGCAGAACGTATAAGGCTCGCCACGTGGTTCTATTTGCCACCATTCGACAATCTCAACGTCGGGTGTACCTGCTAGTTCTAGCAATCGTTTTACTGCCCACGGAGTCCCTTTTTTCCAGTGAATTTGGATAGACTCTTTGATAATATCCCGTTGAGTTTGTTCAGGCCACCACGTCCGCCAAATATCCACTGACATTGCCCAAGCTAACCACGGTAGAAATTCTTTAGGACAGTCGTTAGGACTCCAAAGTTTTTGGAAATCTACGGGTAACTCCCGAAGCCGCTGCATAGCTAATTCAAGGTCGTACTCTAATTGAGTGCTATTCGATGGTAAGAGAGTTAAATCCGCTTTTCTCATTCGTCCACTCCTTGAATCGTTAATTCAATACTATCGCAGATAGCGGTTTCTGTATTATCCACAACAATCGTGCCACCGTCAGGACTGATAATTTCCACCCGTTGCACACCGGGTTGATGTAAAGCGGCGTGTAAACCACTCTCAGTAATATCGTGTCCTAAAAGATGATTTCCTGCCACATACTCCGTTACTTTTTCTAAAGCAACCTCTTTAACCACATTTGGATCGGGTCCTTCATAGAAATACAGATTAGCAATTAAGTCATAGTGAAAAATCTGAGTGGGGGCTTGGATAAGCACTTCATCAGTTAACGGACGTATATCCTTTGCATTAAGCGCGGCTTCAACCGTATCCAGTAATTCTTGGGCGGGTGTACCATCATCTTCTGTAGATAAAATAGTCACCATAACCTGACCGGGCGTTGGCATATAGACATCAATGTCTTTCACCTGTGGCGAAGCACTCAATCCCCAAAAAATATAAGACCCTACACTCCCTGCGGTGGTGTACCCTTCCGGTGAAAGCTGAATGCGCGTTCTAAAGCGAGTATCGCTCTCATACACGGCGGGTGTGGGTGGACGGGTGGTAGGGTCTGCTGGAGTAACTAGCTGTCGTTCTACTTTAAAAAGCGCACCTAATTGGTCTAAATCACTTCCTTTTGCGTAAGCTAACATACAGGCTTTGGCGGTATCGTTGATTTCTTGCGCTTTCTTTAGTATATGATAACTAAAGGTCTGTAATAGCTTTATTGCTGGATCGGACTCAACCAAAGCGGTGTATTCAGGATCCAATTCTAAGAAACCATCAAGCACGTCCTGAAAGATAACCTCAAAATTTAGGTCTTTTAAGATTTCAGGCAGTGGTAGCCGTTCAAGCTGGATGTTAGTAAAGGCTGTCATTTGTCTTGTTTCTTAAAGATACTCCGTTCACCGGCCACAAGACTTAAAAAAGCGGTTTGGATTAGCGTGTCAATTACCCAATTGGCGGTCATAGCAACAGATTTTCCTACTTCGCCTTGTAATTGCTGTAACCGAGACTTAACCACCGTTTTCTTTTCTTCGCCATCTAACTCAAAACTCATAACTTCTTTGACTAAGGCGAGAATAGCGTTTTTAACTTCCTCTGTTGCTAGTCTTTCTGCAAGTAGATTTAAAAAATGCTTAACCACTTGCTCCGTTGGTAAGAGACGGAGTACCCAATCTAAGAGATTTTTAAGAATGATGTCCATTTTTCTGCTCTTGGTCGGTGACTTTGATATATTCGCCTATTGCGAATAATGACGTACCCAAAAATAAAATAAATAAAAATGTAAAAGCAATTATCATCATGAAACTAATCCATCCATTTCAAAGAGACCACCCCCTTCTTTATCTTCGCCGATTAAATTAAGATGTGCCCGTCCTGAAGCATCTACTTTTAGTATTTGTACGCCATGTAAGCGATAACGGGTTTCTAAAGCACGGTCAAGCGCATCAGCGACTTCATAAGCCCACGCGCCGACAGATTGTTTATTGACGGGACGATCTATTAATTTATCATCAAGCCCGTAATAACGCCGCATTACGCGGGTTTTTTTAAAGGTAGTGGTTATATCTCCTAATGATTGCAGGAGATGTTCGCGGCCTTCTAAGGCTTTCCCAGTATGACGATTCATACCACGCATTTGATAATTC